AACACTATGGCCGAGACGTACAGGGATTGACACGAATAATGAACAGGTACATGACCGCCATGACCGCAGAGATCCTGGAGAACAAGGGCACCATAGACAAGTACATCGGAGACGCACAGATGGCGTTCTGGAACGCACCTCTCAAGGACACCAGGCACGCGGAGAACGCCGTACACACAGCGATACGGATGTTGAAGAGCCTGGAACAGTTCAACGAAGAAATACAGCAGGAGGGCATACCCGCTTTCGGAATGGGCATGGGCATAAACACCGCGGAGGTGGTGGTGGGCAACATGGGATCGGACCAACGCTTCGACTACACCTGCCTGGGCGATGGTGTTAACCTGGCCGCGAGGTTGGAGGGACAAAGCAAGAACTACGGCGTGTTCATAGTGCTGGGCGAGGAGACCGCGGAACAGGTCAGGGGCAACATCAACGTTTTCGAACTGGACTGCATAGCGGTCAAGGGCAAGACCATAGGGGTCCGGATCTACACGGTGGGTCGGGAGACCGAGCACCACAGGCAGTTCCTGGAGGCCTACTACTCGGGAGACTGGGACGAGGCCCTCAAAAGATTGGATGACGCCATGGACTTCCATCCAGAGTTCCACAACTACTACGTGATGATGAAGAAACGATTGGCCCTGGGCAAGCCAGTGGATTGGGACGGCACGTTCCGGGCACAGACGAAATAGTCATTTACAGCACTTGTAAAATCATATATAATAGTAGCAGTTAATGTAAGATTTTTTACCAAATTATCAAATAATTTGTATTCTCATACGTCTTACACTATAAAGGAGATTTATGAAATATATGAGATTGATGGTCGTGGCACTGTTGTCAGCAGTTCTGCTGATATCACCTGTGTACGCGAAGAAAGAAAAAGGTGGCAAGGGCGGCAACGAAGCACAGGCACAGGCTTCGAGTCCTGACAGAAGCGGCAGTAACGAAAGCGGCGACAAGGGCGGCAAACAGAGTAAAGCCGAGAAAGCCGAGGCAAAGGCACAGTCTAAGGCAGAGAAGGCGGCCGAGAAGGAAGCCAAGAAAGCAGAAAAGGCCGAAGAGAAAGCGGCTAAGGATGAGATAGATCAGGCCAATGAAAAAGCCAAGGCACCTAAGGGAGCCAGCAAGGAAGAGAAGCAGGCCTACAAGGACCTGAACAAGTCTCTGAAGGCGACCAAGAAACTGGAGCGAGACCTGTTGAAGGCCAAGGATGATGAGGATATCGCCAAGGCGCTAGATAAGTTCGAGAACAGGGCAAGTAAAATCAACAACGGACAGAGGGTATCGACAATGGTCAAGGTAGCGAAGAGTCTAGGATATTCCGCTAGTGTTGGCGCACTACAGGCCAACTTCGGAACACCACAGGAGACCGGCATCAAGGACCTACAGGACCAGATCACGGCCATCAACGAGGCCATAGCCACGTTGCCTGGAACCATAGACGGACTGTCGGCATTGGCGGCTGAACTCCAAACAACAACAGAAGCCATAGCAGGTGAGATAACTGTGGTTGAGCAAGACGCGGCCACGCAGATCGCTGACATCAACGCTCAACTGGCCAACGCAGAGTTGACCGAGGAGCAGGTGGCAGACCTTGAACAGCAGAAAGCGGACATACAGTCAAACACCGCGGCGACTGTTGCTTCCTTGGAGACCGACCTGGCAAACACACTAGGCGAGTTGTCAGAGACAACCGCTGACATACAGACTGCGGAGACCAACCTGGCGGATGCCACAGCGGCATTACCGGGCGTGGAAGCGGAACTGGCGGCAACGGTTGATGAGGTCAACATCGGCAACAGGGACAGTGGTTGGACCACGGTGGACCTGGACACAAACGGCGATGGTGAGATCACAGATGCTGACATAGTTCAGTAGTCCAGTTAAATAATGCTATTATGAGTTTTTGGACACTGGTAGCAGAATTAGGACTGCCCATAGCGGCGACGATAGGCCTGGGTGCTTTTATAATGGTTATTATAAAATACATCCTGGGCTCTGTCGTGAGTTCCATAAACTTCATAGAATCGGTTATAACACAACTTGACAACAGGGTCAAGACCATGAACAACGACATCCTCAAGATCGACCAGGAGGTGTCGGAACAACTGGGCCTGCCGGTGGACACTGATCGTGTTGCCCGCGCAGATGGCAAGAAGGACGCAAGGAAAGACTAGATGGACATAGTTACACTCATAAACGATTACGGTTTCCCGGTGGTGGCGGTGTTCTTCCTGGCCTACTTCATCTGGTACCTGTACAACTACATTGTCAAGGAGATCAAACCCAAACTGGGTAGCACTTCAAACACACTGATCGCACTCATAGATCGGGTGCGTATGCTGGACAATGACCTGATCAGGCTTCAGACCAAGGTACGCACTCTGCAGAAAAAGAAGAAGTAGTAGTATTACTTTTACATAACCACACTTAAATATCTTAGGTCAGGAGAGAAAAAAATTGAAATTCATAATGGTAGTGATCATATGCTGGACAGCGGAATTCTGTGAAGGGATCTGGGAGCAAAAACTCTACGAAACCAAAGCGGAGTGTGATGCCGAGGCGGCAACGGTCAAGGACTACATGACGAAGTCATACCCCACAACCTCTGGTCAGATATACTGTATGAGCGAGAAGGATTTCCAGCAGTATTACGAACAACTGCAAAATGGTGGTTCCATACAACCATCCGGCACAGACGCCTAATTGACATTACCAAGATAGTGTAGTATAATTGTGGCATGATACACGCCATGATAGATCTGGAGACATTATCCACCAACCCCAATGCAACTATACTTACGGTGGGTGGTGTTAAGTTCGATCCCTACACCACTGCGGAACCCTCACAGGGCATGTACTTCAGGGTGGACGTGGACTCACAGACCGAGATGGGTCGTGATGTTATGCAGGACACTTTAGATTGGTGGGGGCGACAGGATCCCGAAATCATGGAAGAGGCGCTGGGGGACAAGGACAGGATATCATTGGATGATATGGTGAAGACCATCAACAAGTGGTCGGTGGGCGTTGACGTGTTCTGGTGCCAAGGACCACTGTTCGACTACGCCATACTACAGAATTTATACACACAACTGGGACACCCACAACCGTGGCAGTATTGGCAGATAAGAGATTCGAGAACTTTGTTCTCGCTTGTGCCTCGTGATCCAAACGAAAAAAGGACAGGACTACACAACGCATTGGAAGACTGCTACTTCCAGGCAAAGAAAGTCCAACGGGTGTACAAGCAGTTGGGCATCAAAAATGACAGACGTTAAGTGGTATTCGATAGAGGATCTCTACACCATAGAAAAATACAAAATCAAACACAGTAAAACGCCGAAGACCAAGTGGATACGATTGCCCTGTGTTTACAAGATCCGGATTGCGAACAAAGTGGTACACGTGGGCAGGTCCGACACTTGTCGGAAACACGGTGGGGCGGAGAAGGTCAGGAAGGCCCTGGTAAACCTCTTGGACGTGCATGATCACAATCCCAGTGTGCCCAAGACCAAGTATTGGCAGGAAATCAGGTTGCGACACAGGCCAAATTCCAGTAATATAAGGATAGGAATTATAGAAACCAATGCCATCGAAAAAACCTATCTACAAGAAACCATACGAGAAAGTTGACCGTGTTGACGAGAGCGTGTGGTTCAGCAACGACACACCGGTCATGGAGACGGATTTCACTTTCGTTTTTGATGACAGATATCCCTGCGTAGAGGGACATAAACTATTCATTCCAAAGGAGAACAACTCGCACTTCCTGGGAAGGTCATATGGGTTAGCATACGACTACGGAAATGAACAAATCAAGAAAGGCAGGATCGCAGGATTCAACATCGGCATGAACATGGGCGTTTGTGCTGGACAGACCATCCTATGGCCACACGTGCATTTCATACCCAGGCACGAAGGCGACGCCAAACACAAGGGCGGAATAAGGTACGCACACCCGGGTGCCGATCACAGGGAACACTACTAATGAAAAGGATTAAGAGGAAAAAGAAAGTCAGCAGGAAGATAATCCCCATGCCCATCTACACGTCACCAGACGGTGGTGAGACAGTGTATGAGCAGTTACCAAATGGCGAACGCAAATTGGTGGAACAATCGCAAAAAGCCAAGGACAACCAGACCGCGTATGATGAGCTGGAAATGGTGGGAGTAGAGGCCATTGAGCTGAGACGTAAGCATCCAGCACTCAAGAAAGCATGGGATCAATACCGCACCATATGGCATTTAATCAACGAAAATGACTGATATGTACAACTATTCCAATTTGAATTTTACCAGCAGTGTACGTGCTTCTGTGTGCGTCTAAAGGGGTGATTAAATAGCGTTATGACCAAGTATGTGAGCATAATAGGCAACGGCGAATCCAGGAGGGGATTTGACATCTCACCATTGAAATCGTTCTCAACAGTAATTGGTTGTAATGCCATCTATCGAGACTTCGTTACGGAATATCTGGTGTGTGCCGATCGTCACATGTGCCAGCAGGCCGTGAACGCGGTTGGTAAAGGCACTACCATATTCACAAGGCAAGACTGGGCGGATCAGTTCGCGGCATGGCCCAACGTCCGTAAATTACCAGACTTACCTTATTCGGGAGACAAGCGGCAGGATGAGCCTTTCCATTGGGGCACCGGACCGCACGCGGGCAATCTCGCCCTGACGTTCAAGCCCAAGGCCATATTCATGTTGGGATTTGATCTGCATCCACTTGAGGAAGGCAAGATCAACAACATGTACACAGGCTCAGAGGGATACACCTACATCAAGAGACCGGTTGATCCCAGTTACTGGATCTACCAGTTCCACAAACTGATGGGCTACTCGGATCCCGACACCAGGTGGATCGTGGTAAACCATGACCGTTGGGAGATGCCCAAGGAATGGAGACAGCACTCCAACGTGTACCAAGAGACCTACGACGGCATGGCGAAGTTCATCAACAAGCAGTTGACAAAAAAGTAATTCCGTATAAAATTGTTTTATGATTAAACCAATGGTGGACCATCTCATGGTGCAACAGCAACTCAGGGCTCCATGGAAAAAATGGAAACACATGGTGGCCGTGATGTGTCTAAATCTCACATACAGGAAACAGGTAAAAGAAGTACTGCCTAAACTGTTCAAGCGATACCCAAATCCTGTGGCATTCATCAGGGGCAGACAAAAGACGCAGGAAAACTTGCTCAAACCATTGGGCATGTGGAAGGTGAGGACAAAGAGACTGAGAAACATGAGTGTTGAATTCTTGAGTTGGGATGGCAAAGAGGCCAGCGACCTACACGGCATCGGCAAGTACGGGTCGGACAGTTACCAGATATTCTTTATGAACAACATTCCCGCCAACGTGCAGGACAAGGAGTTACGGAAATACATTGACAAGCTCGCACAATAGTTTATAATAAGGTTATGTTTGAAAAATACAAAGATGGAGATCTTATCACTCTTAAACTGGCTTCCGGGGAAGAGGTCATAGCGAATTACAAAGGCAACGACGACTCTAGCGTGAGCATAGAAAAGTCACTCGTATTGATGCAGGGACCTCAGGGACTGGCATTCGGTACGTTTTTCTCCACTGCCAGACAGGATGAAGTGATAAAGATAGCCAAGGCACAGGTGATCGCGATCGCACACATCAACGACAAGATCGAGGGCGAGTACAAGAGGATATTCTCGACCATACAGACACCCGCCAAACCCAAGATCATAACCTGATGAAGCACTTCGAGAAACACAGCAAGGGCATGCGGGCACTGGTGGACTCATCAGAAGCACTGCTCAACGCCATGGAGACGCATGGCATAGACCCAGAGACCGTGGCCAACAGGCCGGAGTTCTCGGTGTTGGTGCACTTTCTCAAGAGCATCATAGATGGTGAATTAAATATACCCAACGAGCTGACCGATCGGATAAGAGACTCGGCCATGCAGTTGGAGATTGATCAGAAGATGAACAAGCGTTTGAACTGATGATCGAGAGGACTCAAAGACTTTCATCCCTCTATAAACACTCTGCAAGTCATCGAAACAAGGAGAAAAGATGACTTACTACTCGACAAAGACATACGGACACAACATAGGACTGGCCTGCGTTTTCAGACAGCCCAACGCGGACCACTCACACTGCCACCTACTGCACGGCTACAGCCTGGCGTTCAGATTCACTTTTGGATGCAACGAGTTGGACGACAAGAACTGGGCGGTGGACTTTGGTGGATTGAAACCACTGAAGAAATGGCTGGAGGATCATTTCGATCACAAAACAGCGGTGGACAAAAATGATCCACATCTTGACAAACTTCGAGAATTAGAAAAATATGATCTAGCAGAGATTGTGGAGTTTGACGGTGTTGGTGCTGAGATGTTCGCCAAGCACGCCTTCGACTTCGCTGATCAATTGATCCGTGAGAAGACCAACGGTAGGTGTTTCGTGGAGAGCGTGGAATGTATGGAACATGGAGCCAACAGTGCCATCTACAGAAGAACATAAAACACTTGCTGAGAAATTAATCATAAGATTAGATAACAAAAATCTAAAAGTTCACATATACGACACTCCCTTGGGCAACAGGTGGCTGTCTGCCCTCAAGGAAAATCTTAAAAACAATCTTGTATTAGAAAAAAATTTCTGTTGGCTTGGTTGGGCCGACTCGCAAAGGAATTTGCAGTATCTCGTAAGCGAGTTAAATCAAAACATAGAACAGATTAATTCCTTTGTCTTCACTCCGGCATATGACCGATTGCAAACCTTCACTGCCGAGGATTTCCAATATCCCGAAAGTGACGGGGTTGGCAGAGAGATCGATGGCGATTTCAATGGTCTAAAACTCAAACACGAATCTTGCAATTTGTTACACAGATACTTTGAAGACCTGCAGGGAACGGCATGGCAACTTTCCGAATACTATAAACAGGCCGACTATAAAACAAAATATGCAATACGCCAGCTCAACAATCTGTGCCATGAGATCGAAGGATGGGTGGTCAGTTATCGCAAGAGCAAGGTGAATCCAGAATGGATTAGGCCTGCGCAGATAACGACCTTTTTGAATGCTCCAAGATATGACCTGCATGACGAGGACTTTGAACTTTTCAAAAAAAATAGATATAAAAGAGAACTGGGAGGCGTGTACCTGCACTGGAGCCAGGTGGGGAAAACACTCTTTGAAGTTTTCAGGGACGAGGGCGATATTGAACTGGATGCGGCCACGTGCTCGGCAATCAATCATCAAAAATACTATTCCGGTGAATTCGACATAGAATGGGGACAGACAATAGACGAGGACACATTTGATTTCAAAAAACAAGAAATGGAAAACTTCAGGCAGTGGCTAAAGAAAAATTCATACGATTGGGAAGATCCAAAACTTTCATTGGGATACATCAAACTGGGACAAGTTGACATGCAACACGCATTCGGCGATAAGCAGTTCCCCGAAATATATGCCGACATGCTGGATAATTTAAATATAAAAAAAATCGAAACAGTTGGTTCGGAGAACGTAATAGGTGAATATCCATACAGTCTGTCGAGTGACAATTGGAAACAGATTCAAATTGACAATTTAAGGAAGGGTTATGAATCACGTAATTTGTGTTAAATGGGGCAACAAGTACATCGCCAAATACGCCAACGTATTGAATAGCATGGTGAAGAGGCACACCACGGTGCCATACCAGTTCCACTGCCTCACAGATGACCCCACTGGGCTTGACTCTGACATCAACGTGGTCAGACTGCCCAATGACCCGTGGATCAAGTCATGGTGGAGCAAACTGTGGATGTTCGCACCAGAGATGCCATTGAAGGGCAACATACTGTTCTTTGACCTGGACGTGGTGATATTTGACAACATAGATCCATTGTTCACACACGATGCCGGCAAGTTCATGATCATCAGAGATTTCAACCGTTGCAGGGTCAAGGACTGGAAACTCAGCAACAGCAGTTGCATGAGATGGGAGTCCGGCAAGTTGGATTACCTCTGGACAGAATTTCGGGATCGCTCCGCACAGATCATGCAACAGAACCATGGCGACCAGGACTGGATCACAAAGCGTGCCAGCAAGGATATAAACTGGTGGCCCGAGGAATGGATAAGATCATACAAGTGGGAGATGGTGGGTCTTAAGGACACCAAACTCTTGACCAAGGATGGCAGGAAATGGTTTAGGACACCGGCCAAGATAGAGCCTGGCAACAAGGTGGCCGTGTTCCATGGTCTTCCAAATCCCATGGAGTGTGCGGACAAGTTCGTGGAGGACAACTGGCGATGAGATGTTTGATCACCGGAACAACCACTGGCATAGGCAAGGCAATCATAGACAACAACAAAGAAATACAGTTCGTTAGTGTAAATCGTGATGAGCTAGATCTCGAGGACATAAATGCAGTCAAGGAATTCCAGATTCCCTCAGTCGAAGGTGCGATTTTAAATGCGGGCAATGACAAAGGTGGTGGAGTGTTGTTTGCCGAACACGCCATCGATGACGTGATCGATGTAATAAATTGTAATCTCGTGGCAAATGTGGTGTTGGCACATAAAATTTTGAACGTCAATCCGACAGCAAAAATTTTGTTCGTTACCAGCACCAACATCAATAAACAGTATCCAAAAAATCTAGCATACAACATCGGTAAACTCGGTGTTAAAAATCTAATCGATTTGATCAAAATTGATTACCCGGATGCTGACCTTAAAGAAGCACGTGTGGCTTTGACCAAAACAAGTTTCAACAGCAATAGACACAAATCAAATCACAAACCATTGAATGATCTATACAATCAAAAACACATGACTGCCGAATATGTTGCGAAAGAAATATTGGACCTTTACGTGTCTGGACAAAATTACAGGGAAATAAACACCAATGCTTAACAGGTACAACTGGCAATTCTATCACTGGCACCTAGAGCCCAGTTCCAAATGCAGTCTCAGGTGTCCCAGGTGTCCGAGACAGGAACACCCTGACATAACCTGGATGAACCAAGAGATCAGCCTCGAGCAGTTCAAGAAAGTCTTTGACAGGGACATGCTGTCACAGGTACAGAGATTCACAATGTGCGGAGATGTGGGCGATCCCATCTACACCAAGGACTACCTGGCGATCATAGATTACATCAAATCCCACAACAAGGAAATACAGGTGTTCACCATAACCAACGGCAGTTACAAGACGGAGAAGTGGTGGCGTGATTTCGCCGCGGTGTCAAACAAGCACGACTCCATAAACTTCAGTGTGGACGGGTATGATCAACGATCCAACGACATGTATCGTGTCAACAGCAATTGGGACAGCATCATGGCCGGCATGAGGATCTGTGCGGAAGAGAGTGACATGTTCGTGAACTGGGCCACCATAGTGTTCAAATTCAACGAGGACCATCTGTCGCAGATACAACAACTGGCGACCCTGCAGGGGTGCGATTCCTTACAACTCACTTACAGCACCAAGTTCGGTTCGAAGTACGGCGACGCGTACGGGGGTGAAAAAGACCCATTGGAACCCAGTGATCGATACATCAGTAAATCACACAGATATGAACGATACACAACCAACTTGTCAGGCAGGGTACCCGTGAGATTGAACTACATGAAGACCAATCATAGGAAATTCACCGAGATAAAAAATAAATTCAAGGGCGACATCGTTCCCATGTGCTTGATAGGTAACCGAGGACTTTACCTAAATGCAGAGGGCACCATATTCCCATGCAGTTGGACCAGTTTCCCCTACAAGAGCCTCTCACACGAGGGCAAGACCATCAACTGGGAGGACAGTTTCTTCGTCAAGAACAAGAAGATGTTGAACGTGAAAGGCAACAGGTCTCTTGAAGAGGTGCTGAACGATGATCTCTGGCAACAACTGTTTGACAGTTTTACCAAAAACAAATGGGTCGAGTGTTCAATGAAGTGTAACAAGTCGGTGGTAGACAAACACTACGGAATCGGTTATTATACAAATTAATGAGTATACAGAAAAAAAAGTACTACGAAGCGGCCAACGTCAAGAGAATCAGTGGCCATCTAGATGAGATACCCGAAGACTGCGGCTACGAGAAGAAGTTCCGTTTCAACATAGACATGAACTCCAACGGCATAATGGGCGACTGCATCGAATGGTGCCAGGTCAACTGCGAGGGCAAGTGGGGTTGGTGGTTCGAGAACAAAAACATGTACGACGAGCAATGGCACAACTGGGAGGAGCAGAACGCCTACATGAGCTTCCAGAAGAAGAGGGACGCCTCTAGGTTCTGGTTGGCAGTGGGTATAAAAAACATGGGCAATAATTCATATAATTACTAGTATGAAACTCTTTGAGATAACAGACGCGGCAAAACAACAAATGGAAAGACTTTTGGAAAAACATCCGGGCAAATATGCGGTCAGTCTGGCGGTGCTGGGCGGTGGCTGTGCGGGCTTCAAGTACGAATGGGGATTCGCGGACACCAAGGAAAGTGTCAATCAAGATGATCACATAGAGGATTGGGGCACGGGTCGTTTCGTTGTGGATGAAACATCAATGCTGTACGTAGCCGGCACCAAGATAGACTGGGTGGAGGAGACCTTTGGATCACAGTTTGAGATAAGCAATCCCAATTCCACCTCTGCATGCGGTTGTGGAGAATCTTTTGGCATATAATGGACACCGCATTCGTAATAGGCAACGGTGAATCCAGGAAGATATTTCCCATAGACACTTTAAAAGGCAAGGGCGTGATATATGGCTGTAATGCCATCTATCGTGACCATCCTACATTATGTGATCACATAGTGGCAGTGAACCAGCCCATGTACGATGAACTGGTACAATGGCACGATACAACAGATAAAGGAATTCAGATACACAGCAGGGACGACATCAGTGGATGGAACTACATCTGTGACGGAGACCGTGAGACTGACTGTCCGCGGGGACTGAAACTGTACAGGATATGGCGTGGAGGTAACCTCAAGAAGGGAGGCCGGATCAGGACAGTGGACTTCTCTGAGTCAAGGGGATCAGGCTGTTCGGCGGTGCTGATGGCGGCGGAGTCAAGCATCAAGAACGTTGTGATCCTAGGGTTCGACATTCTCGGCGCACAGCAGTGGGAGATGCCGGAACCCAGCCGGATACAGAACAACATCTACAAGGACACCAACAACTATCCCACGAGGCACAGCATGAAAGCATATTTAAAGTATGAATGGATGTACCAACTGAGGCAGACGTTCCGTAGGTTCCCGAGTACAAATTTCCACTTCATCAACAGGCGAGAGTACCTTGACGGGAACACTTTCCTGCGTTGGTACTTTGATCAACCCAACATAAAGTCGGGCATATACGCTGACCTACAGCGTTGGATCACAGGCAGACGCGATGACATCAGTTGGATGCGGTTATAGATCACATCGATCACAGAAGTGCTTGTGGTCCTTTTCCATGCGTTCGGTATCAACCTTTGATTTAGGCTTCTTGAACGTGTCTCCACAGGTATCACATTTGAGGATATACATGATGTTGTTGCGGCGCACGGTGTGGCAAACACCCAGTTTGCTCTCCCTCTTGAACAGTTTGAGGGTCTTCTGCGTCTCTATGAACATAATATTATTTAATAAATACGCATAACAGATTATGGCAAGATTAACGATAGACACAGGAACAGCAGGAAATCCAGCGACGGGCGACACTTTACGCACGGCCATGACCAAGATCAACGCCAATTTCGCGGAGTTGGCTGGTGATCTACAGATGTCAGGCAACACTTTATTGAGTGCTGACACCAACGGAAACATCGTACTGGATCCAAACGGGACAGGACAGGTACAGGTCAACGCAGACAGATTGGTTATAACAACCACCAAGACACCAACAGCGACGGGTGCCACTGGCGACGTGGCGGGTTCCATCAGTTGGGACGCGACCAACCTTTACATCTGCACCGCCAACTATGACGGATCCACTGCCATCTGGAAGAAACTAGTACTACAGGCGATATAAAATGGCGAAACAGACGATTGACCTAGGTACATTGGGCGGTGCCGACGGTACTGGTGATTCTATCAGGACAGCGGGAGCCAAGATCAACAACAACTTCACGGAGTTGTACGCCACCAGCGCGGTGCAGTCACACATCGGCATGGATCAGAATGAGATAACTTCAACACAGAGCAACGCGGACATAGTACTGAAACCGGCTGGGACAGGTTCAATTAGTTTTCCAGCGATAAAATTCAATGACAACAACATAGAAACGACACGAACTAACGATGATCTAAAGTTCGTGCCAGTGGGCACCGGTTCTGTCATAATCGACGGATTCTCCATCAAGGACAACAATGTAAATGTCACACAATCTAATGCCAACCTAGAACTCAAACCCAACGGGTCTGGTTCTGTGACGATAAATCAGATCACCATAGACTCAACAATCAACATCAATGACAACGAGATAAAAGTCACCACGTCCAACACTGACCTTGTGCTCACTGCCAACGGCACAGGAAACATCAAAGCGGTCAAGGTTGACATAGACAGTGGAGAGATAGACAACACAGTGATAGGTGGTGCCACTCCGGCCGCGGCCACGTTCACCACATTGACCTTCTCACCCGTGGCACAGGGAACACTGAACACCACCGGACTACAGATAACCGACAACAAAATTACAACCACGCAATCAAACGACAATCTCGAGCTCGACGCCAACGGGGTTGGTTACGTCAGCATCAATGGACTGCTGTTACCACGCGTGGACGGTGGTACAGGTCAGGTGCTACGAACGGACGGAAGCGGACAGTTGGACTGGTTCACATCTCCGGTATTGTTGGGAGCATCCGACATACAGGACAATCAGACCACTATATCTTTTTCAACAAAAACCGAAATAGACCACGTGACAGCATCAGGTGATCATCACAGAGTTGAGTCAAGCACATCGGTTCTAGACAGTTTCGTGACCAGCAAGTATGACAGTGCTTGGTACCTTGCCGTGAACAAGGACGAGAACAGTTCAGAATTTGAAGTGGTCAAGCACTCTGTGGTGCACAACAATACCAACGCATTCATAATAAGTTCAGCAAGTGCTCAAACAGGAACCAACAACCACATAGTAGCAAATGCAGATGTGCTCAGTGGCAGTGTGAGATTGCTTGGATCTGGCAGTTCATCTTTCAACTCCATGACCTACTACAGGATTGGTTTGGGCGACGACGACTCAACCGGCTACACAGGCGAGCAGGAGGCCGCAGTTGTGATAAACACCGACGTTGATTCCGCATCAGAGGTCATTGATTCATGGGCACACGCCAGTTACAGGGGCGCCAAATACTACATTTCAGTAAACAATGATTCAAAGACAGAACTGATGAACATAGAGGCAGTGGTTGTGCATGACGGAACAAACGCATTCATATCATCATACGGTATTGTAAACACAGGCAACAATGACCTATTGACACTCACGGCGGCAATCAACGGAGCCAATGTTGAATTGAGCGCCACTGGCTTGGAGACCAACCTAAGGGTTCACGCATACAGGATACTACTGTCAGACAGTGAAGCGGACAGGAGTGGGACCAATGTGAACGTGATAGGAAATGTCACAGTTTCGAGTGCCACAACTGTCATTGACACGTTTGACTCTGGAAGTTATCAAGGGGCACAATACATTGTGGTAGGTTACAATGCCACTGAGGGTGCGGCATCCATTTGTGAGGCGGCTGTCGTCACTGATGGGTCTAATGCTTATATCACACAGTACGCACAGACCAGTACCAAAGGCACTGATCAAATCACGCTGTCAGCGTCACACGACGGTTCAAGCACTGTGACTGTGTCAGCAACATCCACTTCGGGTGGATCAACCACTGTCAATGCGTACAGGGTAAACATGGCCAAACCATCCGGCACAGCATCAGCGACGGCCACACTGGATTCTGTGAGTGCCACTACATACAGGGGAGCAAAATACAACGTGCAGGTGGTAGACACGGCAGGTGGAAACTACGAGTGCTTCGAGGTCAACGTGGTGCACGACGGCTCAACGGCATATACCTCAACCTTCGGAAACGTGGGCAACAACATCGATCTCATCACGGTGTCAGCGGACGTCAACGCAGGAAATCTAAGGTTAAGGGGCACAATAAATAACACTAACGACCACACAGTGACAGTGGTGAGAAGGGTGATAGAAGCATAATGGCACAACAGACTTTAAACATAGGATCTACGGCCAACGACGGAACAGGTGACACGCTACGTGTCGCAATGGACAAAGTCAATGACAATTTTAACGAGATCTATGCATCTCCATTATTCAATGAAGATATAACAATCAGTGGGAACGAAATTAGGGCCAACAGATCTAACGATGATCTGGTGTTCGCACCATCTGGCACGGGTTCAATATTATTCCCGGGCATTAGGATCAATGACAACAACATTGAAGCGGTGAGATCAAATGATGACATCAACATTGTTCCAAGTGGGACAGGTTCCGTCACCATAGGTGCTATATCTATCAAAGACAACACCATATCCACCAATGCCACGAATGCCGATTTAGAATTATCTCCCAGTGGTAGCGGTATAGTAACCGCACCAGAGATCACAGTTGACTCAAACATCAACATCAAGGACAATGAGATCAAGACCACAGTGTCCAACTCAGACCTTGTGTTAAATGCTTCAGGCACTGGATCTGTCAAGATCACAAAGGCCAACATAGACGGCGGCACGATAGACAACACAGTGATAGGAGGCACCACTGCTGTGGCAGGCACTTTCACCACGATCACAGCAAACACTTCCGCAGTGATAGACGGAGTTACAATAACAGACAACACCATTTCTACAAACGCATCAAACGCCAATCTTGAACTTTCGGGCAATGGAACAGGCACTGTAACAATCAGTGGATTCTCTTTCCCAACCTCTGATGGTTCCACAGGGCAGTTCATCAAGACAGACGGGGCAGGAAACCTAGGATTCGCTACTGCTGGTGCAACATTGAATCACAGCGACATAGCGGACGCCACCACGACAGTGGCCAGTTCAGCAACATCGGTGCTGAACACTTTTCCACTTGCCACATATAGAAGTGCCAAATATTTTATATCAATCACTGACACAACAAACAGCAGATTTGAATTCGTCGAGGCCAACGTGATACATGACGGTACAACAGCATATATCTCGTCATATGGATCGACATCAAATTATACAGGCGCGCCTACACTGGCAGATCTCACTGCGGATGTCAGTGGTAGCAACGTGAGACTTCTTGGTACAAACATATCTAACGACTCTTGTGTGTTCAAGTTCCAGAGGACGGCGATAGACATATAATATTAAAATAATATAAAATAGCAACTTTACATGAAAAGAAACAACAGAAAACCACACCATAGGTCACCGCGATCAGAGATAACCAGGCTGGAGGAACAGCTCAAGCGTGCCACTGATCCCGTAGATCGTGAGGGCATAAGACAGCACATAGAACACTGGCAACGCACCCAGAACGACAGGCGCTGATCTACAATAAATACCCGTGTAAGGAGTAAGATCAATGGCAACACCGGTGTGGACGACCACAGCAGGCAAACTGGCCACATTCAACGAGGACAGTTCGTATTCACTACAACTGGAGGCGAACACCAGTGATTCAACGGCCATAACTTACTCTGTGATAGCAGGTAGCCTACCCTCGGGCATGAGGGTGACATCAACAGGCCTGCTGACGGGGACTCCGGCCACGGTTGCCAAGAGAACTCTTTACACCTTTGTCGTGCGTGCCACGGCCGGTTCCCAGATCACGGACAGGACTTTCTCGATAGACATCGAGGGCCAAGACGCACCCGTGTTCACAACAGCATCAGGACAACTACAACTGGATGATTCCACACGTGTGGGACTGTACTGGGTGTTGGACGGCGAGTATGTCAACTTTCAGTTCCAGGCCACAGATGAGGACACGAGATTAGGAGGATCTAAAAAGTTTGAGGTGGTGTCGGGAATACTGCCTCCAGGATTGACCCTACGAGAGGATGGACTTCTTTCGGGCACGTGCCAACTCACGGATGACTACTTCGAGGATTCCACGAGACAGATAGCGATGACCTTCCCCATAACAGTGAGGGTCAGTGACAGCACATCAGTGACCACGCAGGAAAATTCGATCTACGTATACTCGGCCGCTTACTGGAACGTGAACAATCCCAACATCACCATAGACATGACCGAGATCAACAATTTCCCAATCACCATGGATCATACCTCACAGAGGAGACCGGTGTTCCTCACGGACAGTAATCTCGGCACTTTCAGGCACGACAACCAGATAGTGATCAAGATCGACGTGGATGACGCTGACTCCACAGGCAATGACCTCGTGTATTCTAAAGTGGGAGGCACACTGCCCACGGGTCTACAGGTTGATCCCAACTCCGGGGAGGTGTATGGCTATCTACCCAGACAGGGAGAGGTTACACAGGACTACACATTCATAATCAGGGCCAACAGGACCATGGACACGGGACAGAACGTGTATTCAGACAAGACTTTCACCATGACAGTGCTGGGAGAGATAGACATAGGCGTCACTTTCACCACGGCCAGGAATGTGGGCACACTCACAGCCGACATACCAAGCACACTGTCCATACAGGCCAAGGCAGACGAGCCCAACAGGGTCCTATCATATGCTGTGACAGGAGGCGCACTGCCGACAGGAATAACCCTCTCACCACTGGGAAACCTCGTGGGCATCATAGACCCCAGTGACTTCACGGACTCCACGAGAACTTTCACGTTCACTGTCACAGTAAGTGACCAGTACCAGGCATCAGCGGCCACCAAGGAATTCACGTTGACCATCAATATACCTTACACTACCATCGAGTACGGCAATCTGATGGGACACGCGACATCATTCATTGACCAGAACATATTCTACAATATAGCACAGGATCCCAACATCAACTCACCGGAAGAGATATATCGTCCAGAGGACAGCAACTTTGGCATGAAGTTGAGACCCGAGATGCTGATGATGGCGGGCGTGGAGGCACAGACCTTGACAACATTCCAGAACCAGATGACCCTGAACCACGCACCAATTACACTTTGGTTCGGCAACATCAAGACAGCAGTGGCCAAGCAGAGCGGCACGGTGCTGTATGAAGTGGTGTACATCGACATGGTGGACCCTTTCGTGAACAATGACGGTGTTGAAACAGGTGCGACAACGATTCGTCCAAACGCCGTGGAGAACATGAGGGACAGGATCAAGGCGCTGGGACATGATGAGTGGACCTTCCTGCCACTGTGGATGAAGACCGAGCAGGCGGGTGCCAAAGGACCACTGGGCTACATCAAGGCGGTGCCCATACTGTACTGCAAACCGGGAACCTCCGCCAAGTTCAAGAAGAGGATAGAGGATTTGAAGTTAGAATTCAAGAACATAGATTTCATCATAGACAGGTACACTGTCAGCAAGAGCAAGGTGTCTCCGGGCACGTTCACCGGCGACGGATCAACCCTGTCATTCCAACTGAACGAGATAGTACACGAAGAAGATATTTTGGTAAAAGTGAATAGCACCACACAGACACGTGATGACACCGGTGATGGAACAGATTACCATCTCACACACGATGTGGACAATCAGAAAACCACTATTGTCTTTAACGTCGCGTCAGTGCCCGCAAACGGAGATGTTATCAGGGTGGAGAGATTGAACGATAAATATCTAAGATTTAAGGACATAACATAATGGCAAGCAACATAGTACCAGGAAACATAGACGGGACGTATCCAGTAGCCGGACAGGACAACAGTTCACAGGGCTTCAGGGACAACTTCAACGCGATCAAGAACAACTTCACACAGGCCAAGACCGAGATAGAGGCACTACAGTCAAACAAGGCCAATCTCAATGCTTCGAACGATTTCTCAGGCAACATCATCGCAGACGCTGAATTGAAGGACAACTCAGAGACGGTGTACGCACATGGTCTTAAGGACGGAACTATCACACTGAACCACGAGAACGGACACTACCAAACACTAACGACGTCAGGAACGATCACGTTGGGTTTCTTGAACCTACCAGCCACAGGCAAACTGGGCAGGATCATACTAGATGTCACGGTGGCATCAACGGCACACACAATAACCATACCCAGCGCGGTGTTAGTGGCGGGAAATGTGTCAGGTGGAGATGGCAGTTCAGACACCATAACAGTGCCGACTTCAGGAAGATATCTGTATGAGTTCATGTCACCAGATGGAGGCACAACGATACTGATGCACCAGTTAGGTAACAACTACATCTAATAGGAGGTGGTGATGTATTTCCATCCATTACAAGAAGAGATAGGCAACATGAGTGACGAGGATATCTCCAAGAGAGTCAAAGAACTTTCACGGAAGGTTGCGATAGCCAGGCGTGGACGTAATCCAGAGATGCTGATGAACCTACAGATGGCCTTGAAAACATACCAGGACGCCATAAGACAGAGGCGAATCGAGGAATGGCACAAGAACAACAAGAAACTCCGCAACGAACCAGATATGGGTGACCTCATAAACATGGAATAGTAAATATTGCCAATGTCAGGCAGTTTCACTTGGAAGACCAAATTCAAATCAATCATCATTGTAGACAATGAACTGTTCCCCAACGA